TTCAGCGGTGAGAAAATAAAATGCACTCTTGCTCTAATCGGGCAGTCGTGAAACATCTCAAATCCCGCCGGTAATTGACTACTCGCTGAAACTCTGATATAAGACTTCCAGTCTTCATTCTTTTTCGGCTGATACTTCCTAACAAATGCACCCATCCGCGCAAACCTTACGGACTGAACCGCCCGAGGTTCGCCGGGGAAACTAAGCGTGATACTCTTCATTTTTGTTCCTTTTTTGTTTACGGTCTTTCGATTCCGTTTGATACTCACTATGAGTATCTAATTTTAAATATAATTCAATTTAACATTTTGTCAAATCAAATACTCATTTTTTTCTTACTAAACATTTTTGATTGAATATTTTTATATTTTCCGCTCCGATTAATCAACAGTTGAACCGGCATAATTGCATCAGAAAAGTTCTGCATAAACTCTTCATTGTTCCCGGCGGTTATTCCGTGCTTAATACACCACTCATACGCCTTTTGTCCAGCATAACCAAACGCGCCTGGAGCGATATATTCACTCACAACCGGCATAAAGTTAAACCGTGAATCAAAATAATCAATACGGATTATATTATTGCCCTTGCTTGATTTGTAGTTTTTAGCCTCCCAGCGTTGAATAGTTACCTCTTCAAAGTCCGTTCCGATTATGTTTCCAGTATAAGCAAAATTATTAATGCGGTTTTCGCGTTCGGTTTTTTCTCTAGCAAATCCACAGCCACGGCAAATATAAACGCTATACGGATTGTGCATCTTGCACTCAGGGCATTTCCATGTTTTCTTGTTTTCTTTTTTGGCTTCTTTGCCGTCCATTACTGTTACTGCATCTATTGTGCCATGCCGTGCAACGTTACCGCCGTAATCAAGCAATAAACAATCGCGTTTATCTTTGGCAATTCTTAAACCGCGTCCGACCATTTGCATATATAACCCCGGCGAATTGGTGGAACGCAACAAGATAATACAATCAACATCAGGCACATTAAATCCGGTAGTGAATACATCACAGTTAATCAGATAACGTATCTCGCCGCGCCGGAATTGCTCAACTATCGCATTCCGCTGATCCGCTGAAGTGTTACCGGTAATTGCTCCGGCAGAAGGTAACATTTGAGCAATCTTTTCAACGTGATAAACACCAGCGCAAAAAATTAATATCTTTTTACGGTCTGATGCCTTTTCGATGCAATCATTCAGCGCGGCGTTATTAATATCAGAGTTCATGAATACCGCTTGCATTTCATCCAATTTAAATTCGCCGCCTCGTATATGGACTAATGACATATCAGCGGTTTTATCGCCGTCAAACGCTCGTATATTTGATAAAAAACCTTGATTAATAAGTGATAGAATATCACAGTTATAAACAAGTTTATCAAATAACGCGCCTTCGCCTCGATGCAGATAACCGCTTGAGGCTCTAAACGGCGTTGCAGTTAATCCGATTATTTTAGCCTCTTTATGCGCTCTGAAAAAACTATGGAACATTCCCTCGCCGGTCTTTTGTATCAAATGGCACTCGTCAACGATAATTAAATCATATTGCTCAAATTCCGCGCGGTACATGGATTGTATAGTGCCTATGGTGATATGCTTTTCGTTTTTCTGTCTTAATCCAGCACACCATACCCCGACCGGAGCCTCCGGCCATAATTCAATTAACTCTTTATGGTTTTGGCTTACCAGTTCCATTTTTGGCGCAATGATTGCAATTCTAGTGCCTGGATAGTTCACGATTGCCATTTGACATAATTCAGCGATAATTAGTGATTTACCGCCGCCGGTAGGCACGCACGCCAGCGGATGTATATTAAGATTATCCCAAATAGCATTAACGCATTCCTGCTGATATGCTCTTAATTGCTTCATATTATTTGCGCTCCTGGTGCAATATCCGGCAAAGGAAAACAAATACCGGCAACATTATAAAGCATATCGGAATATTTAATATAGCCCTCCGCGAAAAACTCATAATTATCGCCGATGAGCGGCGGTATAAATAAGTGCTCAATGCAGTTTTCAAATTTTTTATTTTTGTCGCAGATCCAGCCGGAATTAGTCGGAGTTGAAAAACAACAATTTTTACAACTTTTTTCTGGAACTATAAATCTATGACAAGTGCTCGCTGCATTACATTGCTTGCACTTATAAAATGCCGGGCTATCACTAACGCCAGCCGGAGGCGCGGATGCGTTAATAATCCGTTCTGCTCTTTGAATTGCATCATCCGCTTTCTTTTTGTCAAGTTCTAACCTCTGGCAAAAAATATCGTCATCATTTTTATTCACCACGAAAAACAAGCAGCGCGTTAATTTCAATAACCGCATATAAACTTGACATTGAATTTCATATTGCGGATTCGCGGCAATACCCAATTTTTGAAATTCTTTAAACTTTGAATCACTCGCAGTTTTTATTTCCAGCAAATGCAAGGTTTTTTCTGCGCCGGGAATACCCAAAACAGTCCCGTCAATATGCCCGGCGATATATACGCCATGTTTGACTTCCTGCTGCGTTTCATCAACCGTGCAGCCGATTGAACGCAGATTAGCATATACAATAGCTTCTTCACGTTTACCGCGTTCAAACATCCGCAAAACACGACCGGGGAAATGTTCGTTAAATGATTGCCGGAAATATAACCAGATATATTTATCGCACGGATTCCCGATAACTGAAACGCCTAAATAATCGCGGCGCGGCTCCCTTCTGTTCCGCTGTTCGTATTCTTTATAAATTAATTCAGCGATGTTTCCGCCGTTAAAATCTTTTATAAACTCTTCCATTCTGCCTCCGGTCAGTTTAATGTCATGACCAGGACAATTAACAATTATTTCTTTTTCCAAGGGGGCACTGATTCAGCCTGACTATAACGGCTTGCCGGTTCAGACTTCACCGGAGCTGCGGAGCTTTCGGCAAACTTCTTGATATTGTTTTTTGGCTCGTATTGTCCGGTTTTATCAGTTTCAATGCTTACGCTGATAACCATAATTTTATTAAGTAAATCATTTTCAGATTGTGGCTTGATTACTCCCACGGCTCGGCAGATTTGAGCAAATGTCCGGCGGCCGATGTCTTGAGCGATTGAGTTCTGATTTGTTACATTGAGATTAATAAAAATCAATCTGTTTGCAAATTCACCCTCAACAATCTCAAAAGTACAAGCGAAATACTGTCCTTGTCCGTTCTTTGTTGTGGTTAATGCTATATCGCTCAGAATAGCCTTATAATCGCCAACAGGAACCGGCGCAAAGCGTTTTTCGTCATACTCTTCATCAGCAGCGTTAAACCCGGCAATTTTAAATTCATTGTTCATTTTTTTCAACCTTTCAATTTATTGATTTCGTTAATAAAGGCATTATAATTCAGTTCAAGTTCAGCGGGGAGTTGACCATATACACCGCGACCGCCAGCCGGGAACGCGCCAGTGGTTTGAGTGTATAAAATCCTTTCGGCGGCAATGCTCTTTTTTTCCTTAGTGTTAAATTTGCTGTCAACTGTTTTAGAGATAGTTTTAAATTTAGCGAATAACAGGCAATCAGCCCAACGTTGAACTGTTGCCATAATGGCCTTATGGCAATCCAGTTCATATTTGGTATAACTATCGCCGGCTGGATCGCTGAAGTTCACTACCTTACTATGTCCGATAATGATTATCGTCATATTCTTTGAATTGCGGAGGTAATCCAACGCCTCAATAATATTTTGAAATTCAATCTCAGCAAGGTTGTAACCTTTGCCATAACCGAACTCCTCAATATTCTTTTTGTTATCGCGCTGGCAAATATGGCGGTGAATCAGCGGTTCAAGTGCACTAATGCTGTCAATTACCAGCGTTTCAAACTCATGCCCATCACAGCAAAGCGATTCAAGCGCGGAGCGCAAATCGCCTAATTCCTCAATTACTGGGAATTTTGCACAGTTGATGCCGTCCGCGCCCTCTTCGCCTTTAATCTGAATTAAGATTGTATTCGGCGCGGAGGTTGCAAAAGTGGTTTTGCCTACTTTTTCTTCACCAGTGATAATAATTCTCGGCGGCCGTTCAATAGAACCCGAAAAAATGCTATCAAGATTAAACATTTTATTCATCCCCTTTCACAGTGAATGCCGGTTTGGCCGGTTTTTCGGTAATTGCTTTTGACAGCAGCCGGAATAGTCCAGGCTCGTTTTCTCTCAACCATCGATACCCAGTAATATCCAGCTTCGGCTCCTCAACCCATGTAACCGGGCAGAGTCCTTCAGGCATTTCGTTGAACACTTGCCGAATTGCCATTGCGTCAATCTTGCGATTAACCTTTTGCGTTATGGTCATTTTATTTTCACCGTCTTCAATGACAATATTGCCTTCTTCTGGCAATTCAACCCATTGCAATATATCATTTTCAATGGCGATACGATTAGCGGTCGCTTGCCGCTCGGCTCGCTTGGCGCTTAACCAAGCATCAATTAACTTTGTTTTGTCCATTTTGGACTCCTATGGTTTACGGGCTTTCGCTTCCGTTCGTTGCTCACCATGAGCAACTGTTAATAGTATAATTCTAACTTGACAAAATGTCAAATCAAATAAAACAATATTTTTCTATTTTTTTCTGAAAGTTTTTCGTCTTGCTTAATTTTACCCTCAATTATTAACTGATTAATTAAATCTACTACCTTAATATGTTTTTTATTTAGATAAGAAAATTTATTTGTCAAGATTGATGCGTTAATCTCTTTATTCTGCCGGATATAATTATAAATCTTATCTTTATATTCGTCAAATTCTTTCTCGTCAACGCACTTTTCAGCGTAATCGAAACATGACACCGCTTGAGCATATACCCACCGGCAGAATATAATTGCACGCTTGATATGGTCATCCTTAATGCCGTCTGTCATCCTGGTTGCCGGATTAATGGACAATATAAACGCTACCTTTTTACAAGTTTCATTAAATAACCGCTTCCAGAACACAGAATGCGGATAATCATTTTCGATAAACTCAAGACAAACATCCTTAATCAGTTCCTGATTGAACTCAAAAAGTCCACTTATTTTCTGCAAATCCTGAATGATGGTATTAAGTTCATCAATATTATTGCGCATTTTCTCATTAGGCATATAATAAGTGTTTTCCATATCAGGAGCAATCATAAATAGACAGCGACCCATGAAGCCGGATTCCAGTAAATCGGTGCTTATAGTGCGCTTTAATATGCCCGGCTGAATGTTGCCTATCATACTCAATGCGCAATAATCAGACCGCCGCGGCTTATCACTTTTACCGCCTCTATTTGACAATGGCACATCAAATTTATAATCGAGAAAAATTTCAGTCATAAAACTATTGAGTTTATGCTGCCAGTGGTTTTCCTTGAAAAAGTTCTGCATCTCAGCAATGGTAACGCAGGCGCAATCCTTTTGCGTCAATGTATCTTGAACGCCTTCAGCACTACCGCCGGACAGATACCATTTATTTGCAAATAACAGGTCATTTAATATACCGCCGACATCCTTACCGCTCCCGGACGGAGCAACATTAATGATATAAAAGTTTGGCGGGATCCCGTGCAATTCCCCGCCGATTCTAACTTTTGCCTTAAACTTGCCTATTTTGGTTGAGTTCAATATTGCCTTACTCATGTCCTCAAACGTTGAACACATCTCAAGATTGTTTTCAATCTTACCACACAACGCAATACCACAGGCAATTAACGCCTTGCCGATAACCATCTCAAATGGCAATTCAGGAACCATAACCGATTCAAATGCTTTGATAAATGGCGATAATATCGAGTTTTCCATTATTGCTCTAACTTCTTTAGTCGTTATTCCGCTCTTTGGGTGCGTGAACTTTTGCCAAAAATAGGACAAATCAAGCTGCTCTTCATAGTGGTTAGTTTTGCCAAATGTCCAGCCGTTATCCTGGGCAATCTTAATCAGGCTACCTAACTTAATATCATCCCTGTTAAATGACTTCCATTTACGCTGACACTCGCCGCGCTTAAATTTAGCACTACCGCTGCTCCATTGCTCAAATGTTGCCAATGGCACGCCATGCGACTTCAACGCCATGCCTACCGTTAACCATGTTTCATAATCGCAATCAGGACTAATGGCATATAACATCGTTTCAATTTCATCATTACTGACTTCTTTTGACAGTTCCGGCATCGGGCGGTATTCGGTTTTTTCTTCAGGAAATATCTTTGCTATAAATTCCGGCAGATATTCAGATTGTATAATCTCTTTAGAATTGCCCGGAAACAACGCGCCGGTAAACGTGGCATAACGGCCCGCGTAATATGCCTCGTATGTTCCGCATTTGCTTTTATGCCGCTTAATCAGCGAACTATCACCGGTGCAAATCACATGGACACCATTTCCCGATACGGAATATTCCGCATAACTCTTTAATTTGGTTATTTCCGCGTTAATTGCCTTTTCCTTTTCCGTTCCTATAAATTTATCAAAGTCCAGGAATATAAAAGGATCAGATTCAGTAAATACAA